GTGACTTTGTGTCAAACGCCATGCGGGTAATAACACGCCCTGCGCTAACGTTGTGAGACGCCAAGTGCTGGATGTAAGGACGGAAGGGCCAACGACCGTTATCTTCTTTACCGAAAGATGAAGTAGCTGGCAGAACCAACTGCATAACATCGCCTGATGGATCGTTAGGCAACACAACAGCGGTGCGCCATGACAAACGACAAGCGGTACCTGTACCACCTTGACCAGAACCTTTAACTGCTTTGGGGCAGTCTAGGCAACGGCTAGCCAATGGATTAGGTACTTCTTCATCAGGTGTTTCGGAATCAGTAGACCAACAAGCTGGGCTGATTTTCTGTCCTTCTTGGTAAGTAGCGTCGTAGAACATACGCGAAGCCTTGTGAGCCATCTTGACGAAAATCACATTCATGTGACGGTCTTCAATCGCGCCAATTTCTTTGCCCCCCGCATACTTACGGAAGACGCCACCTTTGATGGAAATACGCTTGTTACCTTGGCGTGCGCCGCCAGCAACCGCTAACGTATCTTCATCCAACCCCTTGATGGGAGCCAAGTCTGAACCACTAAACATCTCTACAAGATCGTTACTCATTTTAAATTTCCTTTACTGAACACAACTTAATTAGAAGGCTTACGAACAACAATCGTAAATTCCTTCATGACATTCACCCCGGGAGGTAGCCCATCGCCACTGTTCTCGGACATGAATTGCTTGAAGTTTCCCTGATGAATACGTGCTTCAAACAGGTCAACTGCACCATTTGTCAAAACAAATTTACGGAAGCTCTCGCCATCACTGACGGTGTAGCGCTCGTTTAATCGGCGCACTACTGTACCACTAGCGGTGCGGATACTACCGGCATTGTTTTGATTACAAGTGTCTAGCATACGTGCTTCTAATGACTTCATGTCAGCCACTAGCTCATCGTTTCTTGCCTTCCACTCGGATTCCATTCTTTCACGTTCATTCCTAATTGTCAAGTAAATCTTTACTAATTCTTCGAGATTTACATCCTCCATTACTGTGTCTTCACTCATATACCTAACTCCTGTTTGTACAAATCAACCAAGCTCTCGTGTGAATCCACCTTGCTTTGAAGCATCTGGTAAACCCTACGCTCTGCCTCTGAGCCTTGCAGATGAACAACCGTCATGCTGTTCTTCTGTCCGACCCGATCAATACGCGCAATGCACTGCAAGTAAGTCTCCACGCTCATAACAGGTGACCAGAACACTACTGTGTCGGCGGCTGTTAATGTAACTCCATGCGATGCTGACTGTGGTTGAATAACTAAAACTCGTGGATCACCCTGTGTCTGAAACCTATTGATGATTTCAGCCCGCTCACGTGCGGGAACGTCTCCATTAATTACTTCATTAGTTATACCCTCCTGTGTTAAGTAGTTAGAAACCAAATCAATCGTATGCCTAAACGGGACAAACACAATTACTTTATGCTGTGTTTCATCTAAGACTTCCATCAACGTGTTCAGTCGTGGTGATACATCAAACTCCACTACCTCTTTGGTGTCTGTGTATAAAGCACCGCCAGAAATTTGTAGTAGCTTGCTGAGTTGTGCCGCCGCATTGACCGCGCTAATTTGCTCCCCTGCCGCTTCAATCAATAGCTGATTCTTTAGCTCTTTGTAGAACTTGCTGACCTGTGGAGTCAATGGAACCTCACGTGTCTGGTACACCAGCTCTGGCAGATCAAGGCAGTCTGCCTTCTCGTATCTGATGGCTGGCTGTAGCGCGTTGAACACGTCCATCTGAGATGTTTCACGTGGAACCCATTTAAATCGCGTCAACTGCCGCATCACTTTATCGCGCCATGCGGTCATGTATCGAGGTACGCCACTGGGGTTAACTAATTTAGCCAGCCCAAACGCATCCATTGGAGACTGAGAGGCAGGCGTGCCAGTCAGCATCCATAGCTTTGTAGAGGGGGTAATCAGTTTAGCCAATGTCTTCCACCGTTTAGTCGTTACCGTTTTATAAGCGTTCGCCTCATCAATTACTATTAGGTCAAACCCTACTTTACTAATCTCTTCTTGAACTATGTTCACACCATCAAAGTTGATGACGACAAACTCATACTCACCCTTGATTACTTTTTTACGTTTTGAAGCATCGCCGTAGGCAACACCAACTGTCCGATGCATGGCGGTTTTGAATATGTCGGCTTGCCACGCTGAGTACATGATAGACAGCGGGCAGATGACTAGCACTCGTTTGATTAGACCTAACTGCATCAGGTAGTCTGCCGCCCAGATGACCGAGGACGTTTTACCTGTACCAGCTTCATTGAAACAGAACGCTCTGTCACGCAAAGCTAAGAACGAAGCGGTGACTTTTTGGTGAGCAAATGGCTCGTACATGCCGGGCCATTCGTACTTCTTTAACATTGGGTTAGGAGCATCTCCGTAGACGCGGGCTAGGCGTTGCATCTCTTGTACGCCCCAGTACACCACTACGTCTGCCATATCTCCATCGTCTTTTAATACTTCACATCGTTCAATGTGACCCATTAAAAACTCTACTTCGTCGGAAGGTATGGTCATCCTTACGACTGTGTCATCAACTACATGCATACTGTTCCTTACTTTAAGTAGCCCCTTACGGGGGCAAGTCGGCTAAGCCTGTCGCGCAATACAGAAGGATGGAGATCAACGCCGCTTAACTGACATGGTTTAAGGGATTGGGTGAAACCCCCCATGGACCCACTCATGCCTAACGGTCGTCACGTTACTTACGTTCGCGTTTACTCGTCTCAGAAGCCAGCTTATGTCCTTTGCGACGGAACGAACGATTAGTGGAGGGGGATTCTATACGAACCCCGTCTTTGTTTGAACCACCTTTGGATAAAGCTTTTTTGTGGGCAATGTCCTTGCCTTCACGGGCATCGGCTTTACCGTTCCCGTTGGCATCTTTGCCCTCTTTGTCCATCTTACGTCGAGCGCGTTGGCGCTCCATGCGGTTATCGTGTTCGCCTCTAGCTTTCTGTTGCTCGTATTCTTTTTTATACGGACGCGGCTTGTTTATATATGGCATCTTGATGCTCCTTCATATCTCTGATAGCGGTAATCATCAGCTTAGTTTCAGCCATTGCGGTCAGAGCCTTTTCAATGGCTTCGTCGTACTGTCGTTCAAGCATGGCGTGATGCGCTTCTTTTAGTGCTTTCTCAGCCATCATGCATGGGTATGCGTAGTCAATCATTAGGTTTCCATCAATAATAGTCATAACTTTTTCGGACACGTCTAACGCCTTTCTTTATAAAAGTCGCAGGATTTAACAGGGCACCATCCGCACAACGGTGTAGGGTTTGGATTCCATACATCGCTCTCAAATGAGGCAGTTAGACGAGCTAGATCACCTTCAAACGCGCCCCATAATTTATCTATGTCTTCGCGCTTGTACTCTTCTGTAAGGAAGCTATCGTGTACCACGAACAGAAGCCCTGCCTTAATTGTATTGACTTCGGGGTGATGTGCAAAGGTCATTAAGCCCATCAGCTTCAATTGTTTTGGGTCAGGGTATTTGTTACTGCCTGTTTTGTAATCAACAATGAAAGCTGTATCCCCATCTATAATAAGTAAGTCTACAATTCCGCGCACCCAGCCCTTGCCGTAGCTACAGGCATTGCGTTCTCTATCTAGGGCCATCTTCTGCTCTGGTAGACGCCTCCCCGGAATATCTTTTAATACATCCAGAACAGGTTTGAACCGCTCGTAGTTTTTAGCCAGTGGTACGTCTTCACCGACGTAGTCTTCACACGCTTTATGTACAGCCGTGCCATAGGACATCTCAGCAGTAACTTGCTTGGTAAATCGTTTGAGGACTTTAACTTCTTGATATTGTTTCGGGCAGTTAACATAGTCCTTGAGGGACGAGAACGACCATGTGTATGTTGGTTTGTCTTCGGTCAAAATGGAGCCTCCTCAGTGGTTGCCAAAAGGGCGCGCTTGCGTATACTAGCTGCCAGCTTAATTACCCATGGGGGTTTAGCCCCGAACGGATTGATACAGACTCCGGTCTTACTACAAAAGCCGTAGTCTTCTAATTTTGTTTTAGCCATTGATTTTTTCCTTGCGCCCATCACGGTACTGCAACGTACTACCTTTACGGCTTGGGTATTTCATGTGGTCATCCGCGCCAAGGCGTACTGCGGGTGCGCTCAGTTCGTGTGGGTGGTAGCTACCCTCCATCGGTTTGAATGTGCGCTTCGCCGCAACGGTTAGTTCTTCTTTCCAGCTATCCCACATGGTCTTGGGTTTCAGTACTGTTTTCATGCTTTCTCACTACCCCACAGATATCCAAGAACAAAAGCAACCACACATACCACCGCCATTAACCAATAAAGAGTTCTGACTAGTTCTTCCCAATCATCGGCGTATGGCTCAAAAAACTCATCCGTCAAGTCTATTTCTATTTCTTTCGGAGGTTCAGTACCAGCCATGACTCGGCGAACTAGCCTGACGTTAGACTTTAATAATTCTTTATAAACTTGCATCATCCTTCCCCTTCTGTTTAACTTTAGATTTTGCATCGATAACGCTCTCTTCATCTACAGTTTCTATGGTACGGAACTTATGTAGATTGCCACACTCAAGTGTGCGTCTACGCTCATTGTTGTTTCGCATACGTGTCTCAAGGACCGTAGTCCACGCGCCGCATATAGGACACTTCATTAACAATCTCCATAGCTAACGGCGCAAGCCGCTTCGCAAGTTACTGGCAACCCTTCGGCCCACTCTGGTGCAACAGACATACATTTCATTATGTATGCCATTGCCTCATCCTTTTCTTCTTCTGGCACAACGCAAACCGCCGCATCATGTACAGTCATCACCACAGGGTAACGCTTGTTTACCTCAAGCATCTGCTCCCCTACGACAATCCGCGCCAAGGCTTGCACCACGTTTTCAACCAATGTGCCACCCCATATAGACACCAAGCCCTTACGTGATTTGTATTTGTATCCTGACCTAGCTTCGTCTGTGTTCCACTTCAACTCTGGATAACGGATGTACAGACCGTTTGGTAGTTGCAATCCGTCGGGGGTAACAACTACGCAGTCATGCTTGCCATAGTAATATGGTTTCTGCTCACTAGGCCATGATGCTATATCTTTTAGAACGTTGTCCCCCTCATTCCATAAGTCTGTAACTTTGTTATTTGTTTCTCTGTATTTATCTACATAGCTCTTGGCAGTGTCTTCATCCACCTCAACACCTGGAGGGGTTGTCTTCAGCGTGTGCTGTAATTTTTTTGTACCAGTCCCATAACCTAGCCCCAAGATACAGGTCTTGCCAACAAATCGTTCGATGGGATTAGCTTTACTGATCGGCTTGTTGTATATCTTGCTAGCGAACAACGAATAAACGTCTTCACCGTTAGCGAACTGTTCTACAACATCGTTTTGTCCCGCTAGCCACACCAAGATACGCGCCTCAATTTGGGATGAGTCACAGTTAATGACCATGTATCCATCTGGCGCAATAACAGCGTTCTTGAGTGCTTTCTTTTTCTTGTCACGGCTTGGCAGGTTTTGAAAGTTAACCTTGTCCATGCCCGCCCAACGACCTGTGTGGGCGCCGTAGTATTTCAGCGGTATCGGTAGGTGGCCCTTGTTGCGTTTACCAACATCTATGAATCTCTCGATGCGTGACTCTTCAATCGTGGACTTCGTGCCAAGACGAACCGCGCAAAGCTCTTGTATTACGCTGTCTTCGTGTTCAAGTAGTTCCAAGAAACCATTGTCGTTTTTAGCAAGCGCAAAGGTCTGCTTACCAGTGGTGGGGCTTTCCTTCATCGGTACTTTGACGCCACGCTCTTCTAACAACTCAGCAAACATTTTGTTACTAGCTAGCTTCTTGCGCACGCCCTCAGCATCATTGCATTTAAGTTCATCCATTAAACTCTCAAGCAACGCGCGTTTCTCTTCTTCCAGCTCCACTGCTCGATCCTGTAGCAATGCATCGTCCACCATCAGAACAGGGTTGGTGAACATCTTTAAAGTCATGTCTATCAGGTCTAATTCTTTTTCTGGAAACTTCTTAGCCAGAATAGCGAATAGCTTGTAGGTAAGCTCAACGTCATTCTTGCAGTACTCGCCGTAACGCGCTAGCTCTGTCTCAGTAAAATCTATACGACGTTTACCCTTGGCTTCAAGGACTTCTTCACCTTTGACGCCAATCTCGTAATATTCAGCCAACGCCTTGAGGGAGCCGCCTGCATCAACGCCATGAACCGCTCTAGCCATGCACAACGTGTCCAACAGATAGGACGGTTTGATGTTGAATATCCAGCTTAGAACCGCGCCATCAAACAAAGTGTTGTGGCACAGTAGGGCACTTTCATTCCATGGTAGGGTGGAAAGGTATTTACCAATCTCTTCGTGTGTGCCTGTAACCCACACGGTGTCGCTCTCATCCACTTTGACGCCAACGCCTATGACTTCAAAGCGGCGGTCACGTATGTACTCTTCTGTGGTCTGGGTTTTAAACCCTAACCCCTGCGCGTAGTACGTCTCAAAATCCAAGGTGATTAAACTCATAACTTACTAAATAAAAAAACTGGTATCAAGGGGCTTGCGCCCCTTGAACTAGGTGGAGGATCAGCCTCCGAGCGAATCGCGGAATGACTTGGCTACTACTAGCTCTCTTTCAAGATACCATTTAGCCTTCTCTAAATCTACGATTGCACTTGCTACGCGGTCTTTCGGGCGCATTAACTGCCCCTTCTTACCTGCACGACTGACATACTTCACCACGTTACCGAGATGGTAGTTCAGCCCTTTAGCTTCGATATAGTCAATAGTCTCAATGCCACCGTCTTTGTAGTGCGGCGGCTCATTGACCAAATCAACATCTTTTGGCTTGTTCCACGATTCAACCAACTTAACAAGGTCGGTCTTTCTATCGCTAATTAGCTTTCCACTTGAGGGTGGGCTACTATTTTTAGCTTCTTTACGCACAAGATATAGCGTCGCATAAGCCTGTTTTATCGTGCAATTTAGTTTAGCAACGATCTGTTTTGGTGTTACGTTAGGATTTGCTTTATGCATCTCACGAATCCGTGACATCAATGATTTACTCTTCTTCATGTTTATTCTCCGAATGGTTAAAAAATTTCTTCGCTGACGATAGCCGTGCTTCCTGCATGGCGTCAGCAATCTCGTATGCTGTGTCTGCTAGTTCTTTCTTTGTGTTCCACCTCGCTTTCGTTATTAACCCAAGTAACGCAAACCCCGCATGGAAGTCGCGCAAGTAACTAAGTTCATGTTCATCCATCTAACAAATCCTCCAACTCCTTCAGGTTATGTTCGTTAACCACAAGTGCAATACCGCCACAAGAACGTATATGTGCCATGTTAGATTCTTGCAGTCTAGTGGGGTTGTTACCTACAGTTTTAGCTTCAATGCCAATGAATCTACCTTTATGGCAAACTAAAAAATCAGGGACACCCATCGCGCCAAACCCTGTGCCAATGGGCATCGAGTAATAGGCGTCATGTGCTTTGAGTATCTTCTTGATGTTGTTTTTTACTTTGCCTTCAGGTGTCATTCGGTACCTTTCATTGACTCAAGCGTGTCTCTATCCAAGACCAAACAAAAATACGTGTCTGATACGCGCCAACCCACTTCATCTAAGTCAGGGCTTTGGTTGTTTATGTAGACTGTTAGCTTCTGCAACCTACTTTCAGGCTCAAATAAAATACCCTTACCGTTTGCTAGAATCATGGCGAACTTAGACTTCAGCTTTGCAGGCAGTGAAGAATCATCGTATGTTCTGTTAAACCCATCAGCAACATAAACTACATAAACATCATCGACCTTACGAACTGGAACCCTGATTAGGTCCCAATTCTTAGGATGAACTACTGGACTAAGGTGCCCAATCAAGTGGTGCATGGTACTGCCACCCAAGCACAGTCATAGTTATTGGGAGTCGTACTATAAAAGAACGCTACCTGTAGGTCAGGATCATATGCGTCTGTCAGCGGTAAGAAACCACCCACTCGACGCATTACGCTATCTTCGTATTTGAGTTTAATCATCGTCATGATTGCCTTGAATCCTTCTACGTCTGCCGCACTACGGTAACGCTTCAATGGCTCTGTTAGTCTGTATTTAGTGTCAGTGCTTTCGTCGGTAACATCTACCACTGCTTTACCTGCTACAGTCTCGCCATTCTCATACATACCAACGAGCAAGAAAGGCTTCTCAAACAGCTTGACACATTCCTTCTCCATGTCTTCGACCATTTTATCGTAGTCATTGAAAACGTCAAGTGTCTTTTTACATTTATCTAGGTCCAATGGCAATGGTTTTGTATTGGTATTTTCCCCTAGTATCCGTGCAAGCATTGCGTGAATCTCTTCCACCTCAAATGGGCTACTCTTTCTCTTGCTACCACGAACAGAGCGTTTGTATTGAAAGACCGCAGTTATTTGGTCTAGCACTCTCTTTCTTATGACTTTATCCTCATTAGGCATGGCTTGTGTTCGCTTGATTGAAGTCATCAGTTGTGAGATTTTATTGCTCGTCAAAATAGAGCGGTCATGCTCGTCAAACGCTTTGCCCTTGCGATAGCCACGCATATACACAGCGTACATCAGCTTACCATCACTGATATAGCTAAAAGCGTTTGCCACTGGGACGCCGTTTTTGTATGACATCAACCACCCATCAACGTATGAGTGGTCTTTCGGTAGCCTAATTCTTTCAGCGCGGATGACTTTCAGTCCGTACTTAAATTCCAATTCACGCACCAGTGGAAACGTATTTGAACCGCTAAGAGTTTCATACGCCTCCTGATCGCGGAAGCCATCTAACATGAATCTTTCTATAGTCATAATGTTTTCTCCTTCTGTTGAATCTTGATGGTGTAACCGAGCTTTTTGATTAGGTCGATTGAGTTTTTAGTGAGCGTAGTTGTGCCAGCTATCTTTGCAAACAACTTGGCATCTGTGCATACTGGATAGCACTTGTCATGTCCGTACACATCCCTTATCTCTACAATTATTTGTTTCATAGCTGATATACCTCCTGTCCGTTGTAAATAATCATGTATCCCCAAGTGCTTGATGGCATGGGGTAGTCTGGTGAATGTTCTTTTAACTTAAACACATCTTGGTTCTGTGTGTATAAATACTTTTTGAACGTTTTACAGAAAGTAGCATACGCATCTTCCGTACTTATGCGCCAGTAACTCTCTCGGTGGGCAGAAGTCCAAGAATAGTCAATCCATCTTTTTATTCTTGGTATCTGCGCGATGGCTAGTAGAGCGTAAGCATCTAATGGCGCGTCTTTTATTATGGACATACCCTCTTTAAGAAAAGAATCACAAGTTTCCTGCGAGATGAAAGTATTTTCTGTGTTCCCCACTCTTTCCTTGACGACGTCTGTTATTAGATTCAGATGAGATTCATAATCAAGTGACTTGAGAACCGCCTCGGTACGCTTGAAAAAAGTCTCATATGTGCCGAGCAGCTCTGCGCAATTCTTTCGGTTCAGTACCTTTGAATACACTTGTAAATCACCCACTGGCAATGTATGCCCGGTACATGACATCTTCAATCCATTGAACAGAGGGAATTTAATCTTACGTCTAAGGGACGTATATAGTATTCCACCCCGACGTGAATCGCTCATTACGCACCCAGTCTGGTCAAAGAACGACAAAAAATGCCTGTCACTATAAGCATAGCCAGTATCCTTATCAGAAAAAATCTCAAGACAGTTGTCTGGTTTTACCGTACCGACTATATTGGGCTCAATATCAAAAACGTAGTACACGGTTTTGTTCGTATCATAGTCAAGGTATGAATGAACTTTTTTGTTGTACGACGCTTTGGCTTCTTTATCTACATACACCATTTTGCTAGACCATCCGTTAGCAATGTCATACACATCATGCCCATCCTCCTGCCGCACAAAGAAATGTTTTAGGTTGTGGTTCCTGTTCGCCAATGGATAACGGTTGGTCGTGCCGCGAAATGGCGCGGCGGTTTTTACAATTTCGTTTAATCGTTCGTATGCAAGACTTAACATTTTGATCTCCTAGTCATTGTTGATGTAAACACTCTGGCCTACAGGTGGCTCAAAGCTACAATTACGGGTCACCATCCACAAGGTTGGGCTAGAGATGTTCCACTTCAGATCACTCTCAAGATACCCGTCGGTGAACACAAGGACACACTCTGCCTCAATACGTTCTT